TTTTAGAAAAACTATGGGTCCTAGACCCATTAAAGTTGAGTCGGAGGTCACCGACATTAAAGAATATGACCGTAGAATTAAAATCAATAAATTTAATAAAGATTATTTTGATTATTATAAGTACGAAAGACCAGAATCAGATTACAATTGTAAGATATTAAATTCAATAGCCAAAGTCAATTTTGTACCAGTCGATAAATATAATAACATTAAGAAACAAGAAAATCCCAATTTTAGGCCTTATAAATTACCTGTTGAAACCAATCCACATCATATATCACATTATGTAAGATCAATCGCAGAAAATAGAAATATAATAGAAAATATTAAAATGGTTGAAGATGAACATCATCCACTGGGTTACAAACCCAATAGACCAGTTTTAGATGTAAATTCAACAAGAATCTTAATGGGAGGTATAGATGCAACTATATTGTTACCAGACACTTGTGCAGCAGATAAAGACAGAATAAGGGGAGTAGAAGGAAGAATACAAAACTTTGAAAATAAAATGAATTTATTATTGCATCCTTCAGAAGTAGAAGCAATCAAAACCACAATGGATGAATATAAGCATAATTGTAAATATAGAGAAAAAGTAGCTGATGAAAACGGATATTATCGTATAGCAAAACCAGATTTCACTAATTTTGAAACACAATATAGAAACATAGTTACTGATCAAAACAGGGAAACCAGATATACTGTTAATACATTTAAAGGTACATTACAGGAATACGTAAACCGTGAAGTTGATGAAAATAATGATAATATCGATCCAGACACCATCATCAATCTCACAGACGTACTTTATTATATTCCAGTAGATGACCTCTATCAAATAGCCCACCATTTGAATGATGGCATCTGTATGGTTGGAACTGTACATGTACCAAAATCACTAGATACCAACAAACACTTCATACAATTTGCAGATAAAATAGAAGGTTATGTTCAGATAAGTCCTAGAAAATTAAATGATGATAAACCAACATTTAAATTTAGTGAATGTAAAATGTTTATGAAAATGAATGGCAATGATGATGTCTATATACACAACATACAATACTTAGAATATGTAAAAGCAAATTTATCAGCTTGTGTAATACCATGTTCAACAAATAATCAATTCATTTTAAAAATGGTGCCAACAGAAAGATATGACTGTGGAGCAACATATTATGTTCGATTCAAGATAATCAAAATTAGTGAACCTGAAGCAGAAGATTTTATAACTGCAGATTACATAGACAATGAAGCAGGCAGCTACTACACAAAATTCAAAGAACTACTTGAACAAGTACCACGATTACCCTATTTCATGATATTAAAAGAAACCGAAGACATAAGAAATCTAATAATGAATACCAGAGGGGAAAAAGACAAAATATATAATATGACATATAGAACTGTAAAGACACCAGAAACACTCCCTAAGAATAAACAGATAATTACTAAATCCTTCCCAAAAGAAGCCTTTATGATAGATGGAAAATATTATTTCACTAAAACAGTAAGAGATCCAAATAATGACATATATAATCTCAGAATTAAGGTAAATGAAACAACACAATATATAGCCACAGTTAAAGAAGCCGTATCACCAACACTCATCAACAAACTAGTAAATAAAGTAGTAATGATGAAAAATGTGGATGATGTAAATATAAGAAGTCTAATCACATTCATTCAGAAGGAATCACCAGATCTAAATATACCGAATCAAGTCATACCATTATTAGCAGAAGTCTTATATCAAACATTACAAAGTGAGAAAAATATAAGTGCATTGTTACAATCCAACTTAACCAAGACATTAAACTCATTTAAATCAGGAGACTACAAATTAGAACAATATCAAGCACCTGAGTATACTCAATGGGCCAGAATAAAGAATTATATCAAAAGTATCTTCTTTACAATACCAACAACACATGATGTTAATGCTGAAGAAAACCTTCAGGGTTTTCACTAAGGCCCACCAAACAAATTGGGGATCGCGTTGATCTCAATGTTACTGATCAAACTTTTAAATTCACTTACACAACAGATAACATTGAAGAACACGCATCACCCAATAATGTGTGCTGTTTCTCAAACAGCTTTGAATTCCACAATGCAATGCACCCTACACTACAAACTATTCCTAAGATAGCCGTAACAGAAGAAGATATACCATATTTCAATGCTATGATTCAAGCCAATCTGATAACTGAAGACGAGCACAATTATTACAAGAAGATTGGTTTTCCAAGATTACTTATCAAAATCAAAGACAAACAACTTGAGGAATTATCAAAAATAACACATCCAGAACATTACAAATATTTACATGAAAGCAAATTACCATCTCTACTTGTACAAAATATGCAAACAATTAATGATATTAAAGTACGCCAAATACAGGACAAACAACCAGATAAAATAGGATTCATGAAAATTTTGGGAACTAACATCAATTTCCATGAGAAAGAAGTAATGATGTATGGAAAGAACAAACAAACATTATTTGCAGCTGCTAAAAGACAAATGAAGACAGCACCAACTCCATCAGCAACAGTAGCAAAAGATTTTATACAATATGCAACTAGCAGAATAGAAAATGAAATAGGATATGAATTAGACCATTTTTCATATGATGTCACACAATGGTATAACCACTTATCAGCTGCCAAACAGCAAGTAATCAAACCAATTAAGATGTACTATGAAAGACCAGATTTACATAGGTTGTTATATTCAGAGAAAGAAAGACAAAGACAACTTACATTACATTATGAAGCTATAGTTAAAGCAGAATTGCAACCTGCTGATGGTAAACCCAGAATGGTATGTTCCATACCACAAAGGATCAAATACACAATGGGACCTGTATGTTGGCAATTAGAGGAGTTGATGGCACATAAACTAAATGGATACTGTGGGGGAATGAATCTAACTGAAATGGCAGAAAAGATTAACAACTATGCAGAACAAGGATTCACAAAGGTAGTTGAAGGAGATGGTTCAGCATTTGATAATTCTCAAGACATAACTCTAAAAGCATTGGACAGATATATATATAATCGTATCAAAGATAAGATTTACCATGTACCCAAAGAAGAATTTGAATTACTATCAAATCTACATTACAAAACTATGGATGTTAAATATCATGATAATGGAAAACCTAAGACATACATGACCTATAAGGTGCTGGGTACGGTATTTTCGGGGGATTCAGATACTACATTAGCAAATACCATTAGAATGGCAATGTACAATATATATGCCAATGAGCGATCAGGATTGAAATATGGTGTAGATTTTGTTGTATTCTCAAAAGGAGATGATTTTTCAGTATTATACAAACAGCGAATATCAGATACCAAAATAAGATCAGTATATGAAAAATATTTCCTTGGTAAGCCCGTAAACCAATATAAAATACTAGACAACAGAAGAGGAGGATTAGGGCAAATATGCAAATTCTTAGATATAGGAGATCTGTCATCATTCAAATTTTGCTCACTACGATCATGGTATGTTGACGACTCATACAACAAAATCACATTAACTAGAGATCCCAAGAAACTATACAATTTAGCACTATATTCTATCAAGGCAAAAAGTAAGAATTGGAGTGAATTAGTTCAATATCACATAGATTTAGCAGTCAGTTATGAGAAAAGCTATCCAGGAATAGAAATATTTGAAATAATGGCTGAAGCACACAGAAGAGAGGCAAGAAAAATCTATGAAAAATACCATAATATGCCAGAGTTTAAGAAAAAGCTAGTAGACTCATTAGCAAGAACAAAACGGATGAAAGAACATTTATTTGAGTATGACTTTGGATTTGGTGATATTTTCAATGCAAGGCTGAAGAAATTATATGAAATACAAGGAAGACAAGATTCAGAAGATTTGATACTGCCTAATTATTGGGATAATATGCAATTACGATATAACATCAGAACAGAACAAAACACAATACTAGAATTAAAATATATCAATGATCAAATAAATGCTGAATTTGATACCGAAGAACTCAAATCTTTGGTGGGCCTAATAAATTTTAATGAATACTAAGACAACTAAAAATACCAAACGCAAGCTTAAGAACTTAAATACAAAGATAAAGAAATTAGGGCAAACTATTAAGAAAAAGAATAGAAGGAATAATAGAGTAAGAAGATTAGCAAATCGATTTAGAATGCCAGCAGCACAAACAAAATCATTTAAGAGAATATTTAATATAACATCTCAAGATGGCAATTCCATGACAGTTAAAGGAAGAGATTTGGTTTATGCAATACCTGACAATTTAAATACTAATAACGAAACACCAGTCATAACAGTAATACCAGCCAATCCATGTTATTGGATAGGAACTAGAGTAGCAGCATTAGCAGCAGGATATCAGAATTACCGACCATTATTATTTAAAGTAACCTACGTACCTCAATGTGCGGTAACACAACAAGGAAATGTAATTGCAGGAACATTGTGGCATACACTACCATCAACCAACAATTTTCAACAAACACTCAGAACATCCCCTGGTGGTATGATGACACAATGTTACAAAACCTTCACATCTAGTGTAACCATGCGTTCAAACTTACAATTTAACTTATTTAGATGTGCAGGCAAATTTGATCAAGAATCCAATCCATTTATCTTCATGGCTATTTCTGTAGCATGCATTAACAGTCAAGGTAATAAAATCATACCAGGATATTTCTACATAGATTATGCATATACGTTCAAGAATCCCATAGGATTATCACATGCCTTTTACAATACAGGAATAACCACCACCAATGATGTGCTAAATAGAGATGATGATAATATGGCAGCCATATCCTGTTCAATAACAGACAACCCTTCAATAGGAGCAATAATCCAAATAGATAAAGATGATGATGGTGCATTAGTTTTCTCATATAATGACACAGAAGTGCCAATGAGGCTAGGACAACCATTATGGTTCTTTGGAAACACGGCACTAGACACTTTAAATGCACCAGTTGTAGCTAATGTGCGTTTAAATCCAGAATTAGGAGATAGGGAAATAACTACACAAGGTTTTGAATTCAATTTTCTAAGAGATCAAGCAATCATGGTTGATTGTCATCCACGAGATGATCCAGAGAATAGGCATCTAATCTTTACAATCAATACATCAGGAAATGACATCCAAAATTACATAGCATCAGTCATAGCAGAATGGGGAGTCATAGATGCAGTTATAGCCTATTCAACTCGTGCAATTGATTACAACAATCCACAACACAATTTAGTTACATTTAATAGACCTGTGAAGTCATTTACTATATACAGAGGATCACAAACAACCACAGCATTAGAAGCACATTATATATTACCAGAACAATCAATAGTAGAAAGAGTCCCTACATCA